CGCTAGTGCTGTTAGTAATAGTAATATCATTGTTCCTCCTTTTGTATTACCAAGTAAATTTTTTAATATTTCTTAAATTTTTCCCAGGCGACACATTCACCATGAATTTGCCAAGCTTGGTGTCCTCAAATATCTGCTTGAGTTGTGGAATCATTCCTCTATCGTCTCTGTGAAGATCAATGATAATGCTGTCATGAACAACAGCACTAACATGGGATCTCGTTCCGCTAAGGAAACGAGTGATTTTATTAAATCGGTCGATTGTGTTATCCGAGGAAGTGGATTGGAGAAGATAATTGAGGGCTTTAGGCCCGGGAGCATTAATTGCTCTCCCAAACGGGGTTTGTATAACCCCTCCTTCATAGTGTCTTCGGAGAATACTTTCCCTATCATAGACTCCGTCATCAATGGAAGTTGATTCGGGGTTGTAGAGCCAAGCGAATAGTTTTTGTTTTGCTTTTTCGCGAGACATTTCTTGCTTAAAAATGTTTTTGATATTCCACTCATGGATATCCTCCTTTGGTTGTTCTATATTTTGTAGTGCCAGGAGGGTTCTCACCTCGGCAGCATTAAAGTCAAGCTCCAAGAACACATCGTTCGTTGGTTTGACATGGTGTTTTAGTTCCTTTTTTAGGTTCAACATCGGAAAAGAGCCTCTCTTTGTCGTTAAGCGTCCCGTAACGGTTCCAAAAATGTCGTAATCAACATGGATTGGCTTTCCCTCCAATTGACCATAGAGACTCTTTGCTTTCGCATCCTCTGCAGCATCTGAATAGAGTCCGACCATGCTTACACTCAATTTATGTTTTGCTAACTCCCTAAGGTTGCCAAATGTCTCCTTTAGGAACGAATAATTCTTTGGTCTCTCGATGTTCTCGAAAACCCAAGTGGTAATCTCGTTTTTGGTGTCAAAATAGTGCTGCAAGTGTTTCTCAGGGACTAGGTCGTAAAAGCAGACATCAGTCAACTTCACATCGGCAGCCGAAAACGACTTAAAATGCGACTTTAGAAGGCTCTGAGCGGTCTCCCATCGGACCTTAAGATGTTCGGGGCACGAGTCATCTAGTGACTTGCCTCCGACCCATAATTGGGCATAATCGATGTCTCTGCCGTCAAGGTGTTGACTCCAAGACCAAGTCTTGGTTAAGCCGGATGGGATCCGGTCATATACGAATTTATTCGGGAGATAAACCCCAGCACAATCCGATTTGCTGTCCATAAGTTGAAATATCATTGGCCCTCCTAATAAGACGAAGAACCTCCTTTCGATGGAATGGTCCCAGCCTGTGCTCTCTGTGATTGAGATTGTGTTTTTCCTTCAATTTTTTTCTTGAGGTCAGAATATCCATAGTCCTTGTTCCAAACCTGGTCTCTGTACTCTCTATTAATGTAACCCATCGCTTCAGCTTTGTCAACTTTTTTGAGAAAGTATTTTGCTTTCTTGAAGATGTTGGAAACCTTCTGTTTCGAGAATGGCGAGCCTTCTTCAAGATTTCTAATTTTACAATATAAATTTAGTTCCTCAAGATCTGTATATGGTTTCTTGTTGAATGGTACATTTGATAACCTAATGTATTCTGATACAATTTGTCCGCACTCAACTTTCACAACTTTTGTTTGAGGGTTCTTATTAACATATTTATTATAGTATATATTAATATTATTATATAACATGTTATTATCTATTGTATATGTTCTTGTATATCTAGTGCTAAACAAGTAAGGTAAGTTATATAAACCATATGACTCTCGAATACCAGCACCAGCAGGTGAAGCAATGTCATATAATAGTATATTTGGATTATTGTGTACAATAGAAAACCCCATGTTTAAGCTTAGATTCTTGAAGTAATCAAAGGAGGGCTGGTCGATGATTTGGTCTATCTTTTGTTGGTCCCCGTCCATTGGAATCTCCGCATAAGAGAACGCTAACCCAGTATCCAATATGCTTGAATTGTTTGACGTGTTCCACCTTGTCATGGTTATGGCCATGTCTGATGTGTCTTTAAAGATGAAATCAAAAAAGTTCTTGACATACACTTCATAAGATGTTATATTTGTAATACCTATCTCCCTAGGTATGTATGTATTGTTGTAGAATTCGAGAATACCTCCCAAATATTCTCCATATCTTATCCGAGGATTCTTATATGAATCAACCATTGTTAAATTTGAAAAAGCAGACCCTAGGGTGGAGACAAGACCTTTTTCAGCGGCGACTGCCCAGTTCAACCTCATTAATGAATATGAATCTGCGACGAAGTCAAATACCCGCCCATGTTGTGTGCTAACGATGAAGTCTTCATTTGGAATGATTGAATTGTTCTCATAATCTATCAACCCGTAATGAATTCTTTCGACAAAATTGATGTCTTTAATCATATTGGGTCCAAGCCCATTATTTTCTCCATACGCCTCTGTTTCCCACTTTCCTCGATAAAAAAGTCGATTAATGTTGGGTTGAGTGCTGTTTTTTGAATTAAAATCTCTACTCATCTACGGGCTCCTCAAAAATAGCAAAAGGGTTGTTTCCATCCGCCGGTGCTTCCTTAGTTTCGGGCGATCCACTGATTATGTCGGTAATAGATGGAAGTAATTTTGTTCCATATTTTTCGGTTCTAAACCCACCAGTCTCATTTACTCTTTCACCTGTATTTGAAGTATCCTCATTTACTCTTTCACTTGTATTTGAAGTATCATCCGTTGAAACATCGAGTGTTACAATTGGCTCATAGCCGTCTACCCCTCTTGATAATTCATTGTGTCTTTCGGCTATCGTATTATAGACAGCAGCACAAGCGTCTGAGGTTCCCGCAAACTTCTCTTTATTAGATGTTCTATTCAATGTTTTTGCAGAATCAGTTCCTAAAAACTTGGTAGAGATGTTAATCTCAAACTCACCAGGAGTCTCTCCTAGATTATATTCTACCGATTTTATGATAAAATATCCTCCCATACCCATTATGTTAGATATGGTTCCTTCGTTATGCGGGTCAGATTCTCCCAATCGACCCTGTTGAAAACCTACTATTGGAGGGTTCGGCGATTCACCTAGGTGATGCTCAGCCCATTTCCCCTTCCCAGTCCAAGGTGGCTCATCAACCCATCGTTTACCCCAGTCAACCAATACAAAGTTGATAATACATCCTGGGTAGAATAAAGTGTTCGCTTTACGCTTTTTGAAAGAAAATGATAGGTCGTATACATTTGATAAAAGAGATAAGCCTCCATAGTTTGTATTAAAAAAGCGAGCTTCTCGCAGATATGGTGAATTTGTTTTTTCAAAAGATACATCAGAGAGGAAGTTGTAGTTCTTATTCTTTGCTCCATAGTATATTGTCGGAGTGTACTCATCTTGTTTTAGTGTGCTATTTTTTTCGGCAGCCAATTGTCTCTTATAGGAAGGGAATTGCTGATATATGACACAATAATTCTTTGAAATTATTTTTTGTGACCAAGTATTTTCCCTTGAGTTTGACGACACCAGTGATTTTGGAAACAAAAGATCCATCGAGCCACCTCCATGTGGATTGTTGGGATCGAACCAAGCCCCTTTAATGGTTTTCTTGAACCAATCTTTTTGATTGCTCGTAAAAGTACGAGCCCTTAGGAGAGGAGGGTTTTCATCTGGTAATAGCAGTGAAAAACAAGTGTCATATATTATGTCGTTAACTAATCTTTCAACTAAGTCTCTGATAAATGTTCCAATTGGATAGTGTGTTAGGCCTTTGTTGACAATAGTAGCGTTAAACCATTGTACAAAAAATTTCAAATCTACAGGGATGGTGATTGGATTGATTGTTATCGGGCTGCCACCGAGGTCCTTGGGGTTTGGAACATATATGGTTCCCATTATAAACCTAAGGTTCAAGTTGTCCAAAGTAGTCCTATGGACAGCTGAATGGGGCTTATATAAACAATCCAACAATGTCCACATCAAATCACCTAAAAAGAAGAATTTTTTGTCTATCTTTCTTAGGGCTGATACTCTGTCCGGATCCGCATCATCTGTGGAACCATCCTCAGTATCCACCGACTTGTTGAATACAATCTCCGCCAATTGTTTGCTATCATTGACGCTAAGATGCGCGGACGTTCTTGGGATAACTTTGTGTACATACATTTTCCGTCCATCAAGCACATCTCCAAATCTACCAGCCACAAATTTGAGATTATCCAATTCATATGCATGGATCAATTGTCTTCCTTGCATTCTTATGATTATCTCTCCTGCTGAAGGATTGCTGCTTTCTTTTTTAAAAACCTCTTGCTCCAACCTGAGAGCTTCTCTTATAAGCTCTGGCTTACAATCGTTCGTCATTAATTTATCCAAAGCCTCTCGTTGTCTGGTTGCTCGCTTGGTGATTACATTAGGAGATGCCAAAGCATCATTGTAGGGCATGTTTAGGGTCGCTTCAAAATAACCACGATAAGTAATTGCAAGAGTGGTTTCCCCAGTCTCACTTGACCTATTTATTTGGTGATCAATGATAGCCAAATCTAAAATCATGCAATCTTCTAAGTGAGTCTTTTCACGATTTCCATATGGAGCAACTTTTAGTCTTAGTCGAGAATAATTTGGACTATATTGATTTGTTATGAATTGACCTGGTCCGTCTGTGGAGTTTGGTTTCTTTGTTATTGGCAGTGTTATCAAATCTTTGATAACTACCTCAGTATCTGTATCCAAACCATCAGAGGTTCCTAGGATCGCCATGGTGCTAGATAGACCCTCGAGAGACCCCAGTTTCCAAGTCAATTCGACTTTAACATCATTTCTAGCGGTTGATGGATTTGTCCCGTCAAAGGTAATTTTTGTATTCTCAAGAAAATAGTAAGAACTATCTTTTTGTTTTTCAAATTTATCGAACCGACCAATGTCCTCAAGAGAGGCATTGTCGATGTCATCCATCATGTCGAATAAAGTTTTAGATATCTTCTTTCTGTGAACTGTCGAGTTGGTCGAAAGCTCTGCCTCTCTTAATTCCTTTTTGTTATCTTCATAAACCCAAAACAACCCCTTTACCATGTTGTGTGGACCTTTGGTGTCCCCATCATTGAATATGTGTTTAACTTTTCTGTTTATTACACAATTGTTGATTAACTTGTTGGGGTTATAATTGTTAACTTGTACTGGGTAAATCCTTTTGTTCCCCAAGCCATTTTTTTGTAAGGGTGTGCTTTTATATCTTCTGTCTTCAATGTATTTCCGAAAATTAAACTTTGGCTCATTGTGTACCAAAGCGGTCACCAAGGCACACTGGTTAAGCTCATTGAACTCTTCCTCGGTAATATTGGTCGATATGTTCAGTGTGCTGGTCACAAGTTGCGCATAACCTTCTGGGTTCATTTTAGCCGCTTGCTCGAGGCCTTCAAGAGTTAGTAGTGGATCCAAAACACCAGAACCAGTGCCAATGAGGCCAAGGAGAACCCCTTCTTTGTGATCTCGGAGATATTGCGAAAAACCCAAAGCATCTAAGATATTAGCTTTAAAATTTCCATCTTTAGCGAATAAACTAGTAAAAAATACTTTTCTAAGTTTGACGGCATTATTCTCGATTCCCGCGATATCAATGAACTGGCCATCTAAATCATTCAATGATTGAACATCTATAATAGATTCGCTAATATTAGTTATGAATGTAGTTGAGAAACTTGAACTTCTCTCTGCCCACCAACTCTTTAAGACGGATTTGCTTATGTCATCAAAATCAGGTGATTTTAAAACTTTGGCATAATGTTTCTCAATAAGCGGAAAGAATTTTTGTTGAAATATATGATGTTTAATACTATCACTAGCACCAGTTGGAATCTTTCCAATAGTCTCAAGTAATGGCACCTGAATTACTTGTCTGATCCGGGGCTCATACTTCGAAATCGTCTTACCTTCATCAGAATCAATGACGTACTCTTCTGACTGCTCTAGTCCCAACATTTTTGCTAGATCAAAGAGGTCTTCGGCTGAGTTGATATCACTATTCGCACCCTCTAGTTTGATATATAGAGAGGCAGATCTTTTGAGGTCTGCTATTCTAGAATTCTCATTCTTTAGGGTTGAGTAATTTTTTGAAGTTTTACCTTTTACTAGATTTTCGATGTAGTCTTTATAAAACTTCTCTACAATTGCTTTTTTATTTTGTAGTGAAAAAGCCATTATCTCATCATCTCCATGATTCTATCCGGGTTCTTTGGGATATACACAATATCACCAATAGAATAATGTGCATCCGTGGGCTTTCCGTTAATCATGGCTATTGTCCACCACAAATCATACTCACCAAAAAAGCGATAGGACAACTTAAACAAGCTATCTGTTGATGTCCAAACATGTTCTTCGGCGATTTCAAAATCTTGACCAACAAGTTTAGAAAAATCTTTTGTTCTTCGTATACGAATAAACTTGAGACCTCTCTTCTCAAAGACTTCTTTGTATGAATCGCTATTCAAAATAGCTACTTTGTCATCTAAAAATTTTGGCATTGTGATTATCCTAGTTTGACTGTTCTTCTGTTAAATGGAAAAAGGTGTGCTGGACCTAAATCAGGTGGTTTTGCCTGCATTCTATAGGTAGATCCTTCTAATGTGTATGTCTTAATTAGATCGTTACTATCATATATGAAATCTAAATCGATTGACATGGCCTTTGGATACAGGTGGCCACCATCTTCAAAGAATCCGGCTTCAAAATCTATATCCACACTCAGCGAGTTTAAAAACATTGGAACCGCATTTTTGTACATAAAGTCAAAAGTCAAATTATCGTGTTTAACAGAGGAGCCGGCTTTTTCAACAAAACTTGGACTATACACCTTTATTCTTCTGTTGGATAGGGATATATACTCCCTTTTCCCTCTTTCCCTTTTACTGGCACTATGGAGGCTTCCAATTTCTTGTGTATCCAAGGGTTGTGGAGGCCGATAAAACATTCTCATCAGAAATTGTATCTTAGCGCAATTGACCTGTGCTTCACCAAGATCGGCGGCTGGTATTGAGAGTTTAAATTTATAGCTTAAATTTTTAAATGTCACAGATTGATCTGATGCGATTAATTTGCCAACTCTTTCTTTTGAGTTAGCATAAGTGACATTTGTGCCATGTTCTCTGGTGAATGATTCTAGAAAGGGTTTGAAAGTAACCCATCTCTTGGTTTTAGTGCCCTCAAGTGCCATAAAAAAAGAGGTGTTTTCGACCACCTTTCTGGTGGTGGGGTCATTAAGCATTTCCATGCCACTATCTTTACGATCAGACCATCGGACAGCAAATGGAAAGTATTTATTGTCAAAGGGCGAATAATTACCGATTGGAGTAAATCCTTCAATGGGCAATTCTCTAATGTTTACTTGGCTTGTCTCCATTGTAAGTTTTAAGGTCAATTTTATGACCTTTGGATATAAAAAATTACCCAACTCCAAAAAACCAGCACTTAAATCAGGTTCATAAACAACAGAGTCAATAACACAGGGGAAACCATGTTTCATTATGCTGCTAAATTCCATCATTGGAGGTGTGGAGTATGTGCTGTAAGGCTTTCCACTACATATTATATTCTTAAACCAAACACGGAATACTGGCGGTATAACTCCAAGACCCTTGTCTACAAATAAAGTAGCGTTAGATGTGGGATCAATATAGCCAGAATTTGGAGAGATGAGTCTTTGAAGTTCTTCGATTTTAGCCAAATTATTTCTTGCTTCATTTGTAGAGTGTGCTGGTATGTTTATTGTCACATCAATGTCTAAATCTCCATCTAATGTTGTAAATACTTTGCTGTTTTTATCTTGTTCTTCGGATAATTCTACTGTTTTGGCAATATTATATTTGGCTGTTTCAATAAACGCTTTCAGGGATACAACTCTTTTCAAAGGGACGTTTGCTATGTATATGATTGAGTCGTCTTTTTCTGAATAATCAGTACCAGACCCTCTGAATGTTTCTGCCCCATCATTATCAAACGCTCTTGTCAGAATAGTGTCTGACAAATGATATTTGTTCTTAAACTTTTTTGGTTTCAAGGCCATCTATTATCCCTCGTTCGCTTTGTGCCAATCTACTCGTCTATCAATGAGAGTAGTGAGCTCTTTGTCTCCAATAAATACTTTAACAAGAACTTCAGGTAGCTTCATTTCAGGCATCTTGACATCAACAATTAGCTTACCTTCGCTAATGCTCTTAATCAAACCATCAGACCCCATAACGAAGGAGGAAGTATCCCCAGAGGTGGACATAGCTAAGAATCCATCTATTTTTATGTTGGAAAGCTCCATCACAGCAGATTTAATTTTATCGAAACCAGCAGCAATCGCTGTGGTGTCTAGAGAAGCCATCGCTTGAATATCAATTGCGCCTCCGCCTCCTTTGTGAGCTGAGTCGTACATTCCTTCCATCTCAGTTGATAAGCCAGAAATATCTTTTTGTGCAGCAGCTGCTTCGGCACCAAATTTACTTACAGAGTTTCCAATTGTTTTGTCCATAAGTCCACCAGCCATCGATAGAGATCCTGGCTTGTGAAGTATGTTCCACCAGGATCCAAGAGCGGTAACGAGCCCCACTATGGCTGCCGTTCCTGCTGTGATTGGACCAAATATTGTGGCCAAGGCTAATCCTATACCGATCACTACGACCTTCAGAACTTGGCCAAGTTCGTAAGCTGTGCCCATTGAGCTGGTGAGATCGGCGAATCCATCGTAGAGCAGACCTATGCCGGCAAAGAGCATATCAAAAGCACCTATTATTGGTTCAAAAACCATAAGTATTTTCATTCCCATAATCTTCAGTCTATCCATCATTGGAACTAATTTAGCTGTAGCCTCCGCCAACTCTGCTTGAACATCTGCTTGTTCTTGTTGTTTGGCAGCAAGAGCATTCCGCTCCGCCATAGACATATTCATTAATCTTTGTGCCTCGGCAACATCTTTTACGCCCATTGCTTGGGCTACATACATTTTGGTAAATTTATCCAAGGAATCAAAATTACCAACAGATGCTTGAACTTGTTGTTTGATCATGTCAATTCTCTCAGCTTCATTTGCGCTCATTAGCTCAAGTGTTGAGAGTTGTGTACCAAGAACGGCATTTAGTTTCGCTGCTGAATCTGCTGCTGTGTCAAACTGGTCAAACTTCTCGGCCATGCCCAACAAAGTACCCATCTCAAGACCTGTCGCCTTAGTCTGCGCTGCAAGCTGCTTAAATACTTTAATATTGTTTTTTCCGTATCTCGCAAGAATACCAGCAGATGCTTGAAAGTCACTAGCCATTTTCGATGTAGCGATTCCTATCTCTCTTCCCATCATAACCAATTGCGCGGTCATATCTGCAGCCATCTCTTTGGAGACATTCATTGCGCGGTGGAAGTGGTCCATCATTTTTGTTGACGTCTCAGCGCCAACACCAAGTTTCTCTAGTCTCGCAGCAGTATCTGTCAATACTTTGGTTGTTTTTAGGGCATTTGGATTGAATGCCGAAAAGTTGTTCGCCATGGCAGTTATCGCTTGGCCGTATTCTTGTATTGAGACACCAGACATCATTGTTGCCTTGTAACCCTCTTTCAGTGTTTTGTTGAACTTATCTCCAAAGCCAGTTGAACGACCAATCTCTTTTGATAAATTATCAAATTGCAGCGCTAGACGACCCATCGCTGCAAAGAGAGCAAACACAGCGGATGTTGCTATGGTGATTGCTCCAGAAAATGCTGAAACACCTCTTCCGGCAAGAGCCATTCCTCTGCCAAAAACTCCACCCATAGTATTACCAGCCTGAGTCAGCTCGCTTCCTAGAGTTGCCAAATTTTCTTTTTGGTTAAAAAGTTTTGTGAGCGACCCGCCAATGACCGGTAATTTACCAGCAAACTTTTTAAGTATATTTTCGGCACTGCCTGCTTGAGCCTCCGCATTTCGCAAGTTTTGCTCAACTTCCTTTCCGTATTTCTCTTGGGTTTTTAGTATGTCATTGACAAGCTTTTTTTGTTCCCTTATTTGATCAAGTTCGTCTTTTTTAATACCTATTTTTGTTTTTTCAAGATCTATTTCTCTTTGTTTCCTCTCTGCATCAATATTCCCCAATCCAACCATCTCTTGTTGCAATCGCCGTATATCTTCATTGATGGCCCTTAATTCATTTTTCTTGGTGACTTCTTCTGCTTGAACATTAAGCGCAGCCTGCCCAGCATCCGCCATGTCTGCTCTAAGACTATTAGCTTCGTTCAAAAGGTCATTGTATTTCTGTAATTCTCTATTGAGAGCAGCTTGGCTCTCAGCTAGTTTGGCAGCAGCACTTAGTTCTTCTGGTGTGGGCATCTATAGATCCTCATTAATACAATAAATAGTTCTCAAAAGAAAATGCTCGGCTAAAGCCGAACATCATTATCTCGAAGACTTCTTAGCTTGATCAGCTTCCTTCTTGTATTCTTCAATTGTTCTTTCTAACCACCAAGTCCGAAGACCTACGGGCAAATTATACAATTCATATAAGGACCAGCCACCATAGTGCTTTAATGTAAAGAAACACTCATAGACTTGCTCCATGTATTCATCGGTCAGGCCAAAAAAAGTCGGTTCCAAAAGGAACCACCATAACCTCCTCGTGTTCACAACTCTTACAAACAAACGTTTGTTCCATTTTAATGTCGGGAGATACTGCTCTAAAAGCGCCTCTCAAGACCTTTGCATCGCCGGCTGTCATGTTATCAATAACATGATTGACCGTCTTTGGACCATCGTAGCCGTTAAAATCCACCACAAAGCGCCTCATTTGCTTTGTAATGAGGTCATTCGTCATATCCTTGGCCTTACTCTCAGAAAGCATTTCGACCTCATCTTGGCCCGTTAACGGGCGGATACGGGCAACAATTGTTGATACTGGTAAAGTAATTGAAAATGTCCCATCTTCGTTATCTTTAACATCGTCCGGATATTCATCTCCATTGTATTCTTCATGGTCAGCAAGATCAAATTTAAACTTTGAAGTTTCTCCACAAGCTGGACATCCAACTGAGGTTTTATAATCTGCTCCGTATGCGGAAGCCCTTGCGTTAATAATGATAGCATTGCGATCACCGATATAAAGAGATCTGGCATTAATACCTGAATCTTTAATAAGATTTTGAATCAATCTGTCGATGGCCAAACCTTTTTTAAGTAGAGAACGATTCGTCAAGACATCTTCATCTTTTGCCGTCATGTACTTGATTTCAATCGAATCCTCTCCGTATAATGGATGCCCCTGTGGATATCTGCCTTTGGAGGGAAGTTGTACAAATTGTGTTGGCGTTACAAAATCCATTGGATTGGCCATTTGTGGGGCCTCTTCTGATGGAGTTGGTTTGTGACCGCCCATCATGCGGTCTTGATTGTTTCGTTTCTTCATTAATACCTCGTAGTTTAACTTCTGGAACCAGGTCCAAATCTTGTTTCAAAGTTTTGTTGACCCGGCTCTTCGTGTTCTGCCCAATCATATGTAACATCCATGGTGTACTGAACAAGATCATCTGATGCGTAATCAAGTTCACCCCAAGATATCTTTGTTATGATTGGATTAAAAAGTGTCCATTTTTCTGTAAATTTGATGTTCGCTTTGCCGTCTGTTCCCTCTGGTGCTAATTGATAGATTATGAAAGTATCTCCAAAAGAACCATAAATATTAGCAGCTTTCTCTGGGGAGCCGACTGGGACGAGAAATGCACTACCAGAAGCTTCTGATCTACTATTGGGCAACTTGGAATTGGCTCCGCTAGGAGTTACATAGCCAGTAGCCATGAGCATTTCAAATAATTGACCGGAAGTGCTTCGTTCACCCGTCTTTTCATTCGTACCCCATATCTGATTATCAACAAAAGTCATTGTAATCGGTTCCCACTTGGGAATTCCGGGATAGTTATAGCGATGATTAATCATCCTATACTCTTTACTCTCGATAGTTACAGAAGGCTTCGTAATAGTAGACAAGGAGAGCATCCAGCCACCATTACCTAATTCAACAATGAATCTAGATTTTTGTTTAGGATGGCTGCTGTCTCCCTTGAGATCTGTACCCCAAAATGTCATTTAGACTCCTTAGCTACTAGGTGTGTAACCAGCCTTGAATATTTCTGAATTACCAGATGCTGACCATTTAGCCCAGTCGTACTTGACTGTTAAAGAGATTTCGGACAAAGCATCATCTTCATAGGAAAGTTCGCCAAATCCAACTTTTGTTACGAACGGATTGTGAAGTTCCCACTGCTCAATCGTGTTACCTTCAGCATCAAGTTGTGAGATGATGAATGGTTTTAAAGCAGCAGAGGCGCCGCCTTTTGCCATGGTATATAGAGCATTAGGACCAGCAAGGTAATCTTCGTCAGCAAACCTATATCCAGCGCCATGAAGGATGTCGAGAGTTTGCTTTGCTGCATCTGGTGAAACCGGATCAACAAGCATTATTTCAAGATCATTCCAAGTTACTGAGCCAGGATATTTGAATGTGTGTCCGAGGAATTTGTGTTCCGAGTCACCAACGGTCATTTCTGGCTTAGTGACGGTCTTCGCAAACCATACAACGCCGCTTCCGTCTCCAACTCCAAGGTCGGTCCCTGCTCCTAACGATGGTGTGGCCATGTTGGCTTTTCCACCGAATTGAATCTTCCATCTAAACTTTCTTTTTGGATCGCCGTCTCCAGCTACTAAATCTGTTCCCCAAAATGCCATGATATTAATCTCCTATATATTCTTAATTAGTGGCTTAGACAAAATCCGCACCAGTCTTGGTGATAACAAAGTCAACCACGATGTACTCAATCGCACGGGCTGGCTTGATATAGATTTTGGCATACATGATATTGCGATCAATAAGATCGGCAGTTGTTGTTGAATCGTCAAGGATCAATTTGTAATCAGAAAGTCCGAATCTAGATTGAACACTAGAAAGGATTGGGTTAACCTGTGCCTTAAATCGGTTCCATGTTGATTGTACGTTCTGGTCAAACAGCAAGCTACGAGAAACTGTAGAAACAGCAGACTTCAAGTAAAGAACCAAGCGACGGACGTTGATACGATCCAACGCAGATTGGTCTGCTTGAAGAGTCTTTTGTCCAAAGATCACCACACCTTCAGCAGGGAAGGTTGCGATTGGATTGATGTTTACTTCGTATAGAGAATCTCTCTCTTTTGAATCAAGACGTTGTCTTGCTTGTACAACCCTAGGCCCACGCTGTCCACCGAGAGAACCAAGTCCACCACGATTAAATCCAGCAGGAGCAAACCAAAGTTCGGATTGAGCTTGAGATTTACCCAAAGCTCCAAGAGCCGCTACTGATGGCGGAATCCATACAAGGTTACTAGCATTCAAATTATCAGTAATTTGAACCCAAGGGTAGAACGCTGCAGCGTAAGAAGAGTTAAGGTTTCTTGTCTTCAGGCTTGATACCGCAGAATCTACAGACCCTAGTGATGCTGCATCGGTTGCACCAGCTAATCTTTCAGCAGAAGGAGTGTAATCACCTTCTAGGTCGATAAGGGCAAGAACATCTTTCCTACTCTCTGCTGTGGAAATTATTCTGTTTGTTATGACGGGCTTGCTAATTCCTGGTACGAGCAACAGGTTCGCAGGTACTAATTCAGGATCAAGAACTGAGTCCAACGCCTTGTTTAGAGTGAAGGTCATAGCATTGCTAGAATCTGCCCCATCAATCCTATCAGCTCGGAATGGCTCTTTTTCTGTAATATCTAATCCGTCAGATCCTCCGACAAGAGGAACTAAGAATTGGCGAACATTCAGATCTAAAAGGTTACCGAAAGATTTGTGTCTCGTGTATGATCCACCGTCCACCGTCGCTGAAGAAGTCGCGTAAGTTCCGGAAGTGTAAGTCACAACGTTTGAACCAGTTGCAACAATCAAGTCATCTAGAGTAAATATGAATGAATGTTCAAACGCTGAGTTTGTTGGCCCACCGCCTTCTGCATTGTATCCAGTTGGTAGTCTTCTTGTATAGTCAATATAGTCTGGATCGTTTGTTGTCGATGAGTCCGAAATCTTTGGTCGGATCCCATAGTAAGCACGATATGGATTTGGTGCTCCACCTTCGGTTCCATTGGCTCTTAGAGGAACTGATGGGAATTCAAATGAACCAGAGAATCCCAAGCCAGCTGTGGTGCCTCCTACCGCAGTACCGAAAATAGTTGTCTCACCTGCAAGGAGTTGAACTGAACCGTCGCTATATGCCAAAGGAGCTGACCCGGAACCTTTTGCAAACACACCTGCAAAGGCAGTTCCTTGTTTCCAAGGATAGACAGAGGCCGTTTGAAAGTTTGCTGACCCAGAAACTACGGCAAATGCTTTTGGTCGAACTGGGCCTTTGAAACCTGCTGGTAGCAGACCTTGCCCAGCACCATCTTTAATGAATTGCTTGATCTCAACATAAACAATGTCAGAATTATTTTTGAAATCACCGTAGGATCTATATCTTTTGTCGGTCTCGCTCCAAGTTTGATATTGGTCCCCAATTCGTTTTCCAATAAAGTCCGTAGAAGATGGGTTAAGATTCAAACCAGTATATCTTTCAACAGTTTCTCCTGCTATAGTTTTTACTGCAACAGTGAAAGTTCCAAACGCGTTAACGATTGGGTTTGATGGCTCTCGAATATCTTCAATTGCGATCATATAGTTCTTTTGGATTTCCTCTCCGACATGCAAAGACTTGAGGCGGAAGATGTCTTGTTGAACTTTTTCTTGTTGACAAACAATCCATCCAGTCATGGCCTCTTGGGCACTTTCTTTATGAGATGACCAGTTTGTGATCGAGCCATCAGTGCTGTGCAAAGGAAGTAACATCCCATAGACTGTTCCTGTAGTTCCGGAACCCAAAGAACCGTTGTCTAATAAGTTTCTAGCAAAACTCTCTCCAAGCCAATAGGTTTTTAGCTGTGCTGAATCAACGGTATCTGCGTTTACCATTTGTGGGTTTGTATTAAACACACTTCGGATATATTTTGATGAATTTCTGTTAAAGTCAAATCTATACTCTCCATCTGAGCTTCCATCCGCCTTAAAGACTTGCATTTTGAACTCTGAATTTGAGCCAACATTGGCAACCAAAGCACAAGAAGCTGTTACAGTACCTAAATCTGGGTTTGTACCACATAGTGCTAATGCTCCAGCATTTGCGTAAAATACAGCTCCTAACGACCCAGTTTGGTCTTTGTTCGTTGAACTTGAATGGATGAGAAATAAACCATATGCTGTTGAGTTAGAAGCCGTAAGGACGTTTGGTAAACCATCTAGTTTCCAACCTGCCATACCTTTGTCGGTTCCGTCATTGTTGTCTGACTGCTCACCGGCTAACCTAACTATTGTCACGGGAGACTCTTCTGATGCTAGCCATGCTTGTGCTGCATAGGATGCGTATGTTGGACCAGAGGTATTACCATCTCTCCACATGTCACCTTGAATTCCATTACCACCAGGTACTGGTAGTCCAAACACAGATACAAAGTCATCAAGGTTGCGAACTCTTACTGGCTTGTTTGCTGGTCCTTTTCTAGTGCGACCAATGATAATTGGCCCTTCGGCATCTCGTTCAGCTGGGATGAAGCTTTGGTCAATCTCGCGGATTTCAATTCCGGGTGAAAGAAAATCGAATTTTTTAGCCATTGACTGTTCTCCTTAAAAAATTATAAAATCATATTTCCTATTAAATAGTTAAAGTAAATGTGAAAGTCATTTTTAAAACTCTCTAAAATCGCCGTCGTCTGACTCCCAAGGTTTTGTGTCTCCGACGATTGTTCTTTCTCTTATGAGCTTTACTTCAACGATAGTTTGTTTTGTGACGATTTTGGGTGCCTCCTCGTTGTCTCCATCTCCCAAGAGGAACCCCAACACCTTAAGATTAATTGTGGTCTCAAAAGAACGCTCTTCTTCCCCAAGTGCAGCAACATTGTTTCCTTGGCTATAGTCTCCCTCGATGAACACTTCGTATCTGTGGTTGTTGTGGGTGGCTATTAAAGCATTGATATTACCAGTTCTTGTAGCAAATGGTGTTACGAGATCGTTCATTTGTTGTTGATATTCGGTTCTCAACCTAATAGAATATCCAACATTGAGCCAAGTTGGAATTGGTCCATAAGTTTCATCATATACAATTTTCTTGTTGCTAGTTGGGTAGTTTTGCTGTTCTGATTCTTTTTGGCTATCGATAGAAGCAAACTTTCTCGTTGTTTGTTGAGAAATCTTTCTAGAAAGAAGTCTTGGGTGCTTCTTGTATCCCCTAGGTCCGTTTATCTCTGGGAACACATGTGCTTGATAACCTCCCTTGAAGGTTGGATCTTTTGACATGGATGTTCTCTCCACCGTGATTAGTGGTAATTTCAACTTTCCAACCGAATCTCGGATGTCCTTGTCTTTAGAGTTGAATGACCTCTCTGGGGAAATCCATAATACAGGGACTTTCTTGAACCCCGTGTTGGTTGAGGTATGCAAATCAAAACCTTCATTGATAAGGTTGAAGATTGCTGTATCAATGGTCTCAATTGTAGATGGTTCTAGTATTATCTCTTTAGTTGGCATTAAATAATCCGTCTCTCGCTCTTATGCAATCGGCTGTCACTTCAAATCGTGAGTCAATCTGTCCGAATAGTTGCTTTGGCTCGTTTATCTTTACTATCTCGTAGTAAATACTTCCATAACGGACGAAGTCACCCTCTCGAACGTATAAATTCTGATCCTCGGTCAATCTGCGCTTGTGAAAGTTGACTTTTAGACCTGTTGTCTTGTCAATTCCCACACCTTCCATGAAAGATGTTTCCACCCCCAAGTATTC